TTCCACAAACTCTACCGTACCTTCTGCTGGTCCGTCCCAAGACGGAAAGTGAGCTTTAACCCACGATGCATCTATTTCATAAAAATGCATAACCCATCTTGGAGATTGAATATTATTAGTGTCCCATACCATCATCTTAGGATTAATACAGTTAGATGCTATTGGCCAGTTTATATTTCTTCTGTCAAGAACATCTTGTAATTGTTGTTGATACGCAGATACATCTCCACCTTCTTCTGGAGGTTCTGGAAAGTCGTCCCATCTATTTGCTGCAAACTCAGTCTTTTCAAATGCTATGCCGTAAAGTGCCATGTGTTTTGCAGTTTCTCTTCTTGTAGGTGAGAACTGCTCAAGCATATGATTCGCACCCCTGAGAAACTTCTCAAGCAGTTCTGCCCTCGCACCACCTTTTGGTCCTGGTGGTGGAACAGATATATCTAAAAATTGTGGAGTAACGTGTGCAACTAAAGTGTTGACTGTAGAATGTGCTGTTCCTAATCTTACCTGTGAACCAGTCTCAGGAACATCAAAATCAAAATTAGATAAATAAAAATCTTCAGCTTCTTCGCAGTTACCATAAAACTCTTCAAATTCAGTTCGTTTAGCTTCAAGAGTTCCCTTTACCCAATCAATAGATAGTAAAGGTTCTTCTAATGGATTTGCTTGTTCACGATTTATTTCTTCTTGAGGATCAAGTCCTGAACCAGACCCGCCCCCATAACTCATTGTCATAGTTTATCCTTGTTCGGCTAATTCTTTTCTCATTTGCCGCCATCTAAGTATTTTACTACTTTTATTTTTGTAGTTACTGTTTAAGGGTTTTATCCCACTTAGCGACCTAGGCATATGATATTGTTCTCCAGCTTCCATAGCAGGATCACAAGCCATTAATGCTAAACACTCAGCATCAACCCAGTCATCATTCGCACCAGATACAGTGTAGAAAGAATGTCCTCTGTTTGAAGTTTCCCTATGAGCAATGTCTTCTAACTGACTTATTAGTTTAACCCAACTCTGCGGAAATGCAACAGTCTCTTTTTCAAGTGAAAGTAATCTAAAAATAATTGATATTTTTTATTTGGAGTAAACGTATATCCAATTACTGGAATAGATTGGTCCATAAGTTCTCTGTACAAAACATCTTCACCAAATTTACCACCAAGTCCTGTAGAGTCCATGTATACTTCTTCTATTCCCCACTTTTCTGCAGCAGCTCTTATTGTTTCTAATTGTAATGACCAGTCAGTTTTAATTAATTCAATTACACCAACAGAGTGCCTAGTTACTCTATTTTTTATAATCATTACTGTTGGGTCATTAGTTCTTCCAAGGTCAAGACCTGCAACATAGTGTTGGTCACCTCCATCAGGTCCTGCCATTTCATATACCCCTTTTGAATATGCTGCGGTTATATTCCTAAAGAAATTACCTGCACCTTCAGGTTGCTTAGCCATATAGAACCTATCCCATATGCCTTCAGTTAAAGCTGCTTTTTCTTCTTGTATTTCAAGTTTATCTTCTTCAGTAAGGTAGGGGTTGTCAAAAGTGGACGCATGAAAGGCAGCTCTACGAGCTGAAGGGGTTTCCTTTGCAATCTTATAGTTCCTAGCAAACCAATGCTGGGTGCTATCAGGAGGTACACCCTCAACAATAGCCCTACCCAATCTTCCTGGTGAATTAAGTGTAGGTCTAACTTTGTTCCATGCCGCCTCTTTTATATCCTGACTTTCTGCCATATGTAAAAAATCAAGACCAACTGTTTGTAATCCTTCTGGGTTGTCAGCTGACTTTAGTTCCCAGAACACAGACTGTCTAAATCTGCCTGGTAACCAATTACCAAACTCATCTTTTAAATCAAGCCATACGTGTAAATTATCTTGTTTAAATCCACCACCTCTTCCACCTGCCTGTGCTTTAGTTCTTGTTTTACGAACTATGTGTTTTGGAATAAACGCTTGCATTTCATTCCAGACCTGTAACATCTGTGCTCTTGTAGGTGCAACAGTCCATATATGTATAGCAGGTACTAGCCCTGCTTGTTCTGCTGTGAGCTTTTCTTTTTTGCCAGGGAACTGGACTGGTTGGGTACTTGCTTGTCTGATGACGTGTAATGCTTCCTGTAAAGCAGATCGAGTTTTACCAGCTCGTCTTCCAGCTTGTACAAATTTAATTTTAGATTTAGATTCATGTAATTCCTTTTGCCAGGGATATGCTTCATATACATTACTCATTTAATGAAGGCAATCCGTCAGCTGAATAATCTATTTGTGGTGAGTCACCATTTACAACAATGCCTGGTTGGGTGCTTCCATCTAGGTAATGCTTTATTTCAGGTCTTCTATTTATTGGTTCCATATATTCTAGGTAACCATTAGCCATCATTTTAAGTGCAAAGTTAACACCAGCTGTGCCTTGTGCCTTTGCTCTCTCCAAGTGCATAAAACTTAGGACTGCTGACTCATGTGCATATACAGTATCGAGATGTGCTTTAGTAATCCTGTTCTTTTTTTGATTTGGAAAAATTGGATACCTTTGTATTTTTCTGTACTCATCTAGCCTCTCCTTAAAACTTTCTGTATTATCTATTTTTTTAAATAGTTTGTCTTTATTCCAGTCAAACTCATCACACATTTCTTCTATACCGTCATTAGAGGAGCCAAACACAGGCAATAAAATATATACTTGTTTTAATTGCCTTGTCCATTCTTTCCATGCTGGTATCGCCACATGGATTCTTCTTTCTATCTCTTGCACGCCAGTGCTCGATTTTGCAAGCATATTTGCTACTGTCATAAATATATCCTTGACTTACTTTTTTTTAAGAGTATACAATACTTTTACGGCAATTATAACCGCACAGTAACAAAATAGGTAGCCAGGTCACCTTAAAAAGATCAAAACCTATATAGTTACTCCCACTGGGGGTCTAGGGATGCTCCAGCAACAGAAAGAGTGGTGAGGGACGGCACACCAATACTCCTATGTTAGGGAAGTTAGCGACTATTGCAAGAGGCATTACCAACAAACGCAAAAATAAGCGTTCCTATAAGGGGCGGCTTGTATCCAAAAATAGTTTTCAACGCTCTGAGTACCTCATATATATAATACAAATTGACTACGGTCTATCGGCGTATACTTATTTAAACCTAAACTTAGTATAAATATATTTATTCTATACCTAAACTAAGTATAAATAACCTATACTAGATATAACACTTGCTAAACTAGATTTAAACCTAAATCCTGATCCCTACCATAGAGAACATTAACG